TAAAAAAAAACCTTAAAAAAATTTAAAAAAAACTTTAAAAAAACTTTAAAAAAACTTTAGAAAAAACCTTAAGAAAATTTAAAAAAAACTTTAAAAAAAACTTTAAGAAAAACTTTAGAAAAAACCTTAAGAAAAATTTAAAAAAAACTTTAGAAAAAACCTTAAGAAAAATTTAAAAAAAAACTTTAAAAAAACTTTAAGAAAAATTTAAAAAAAAAGGTTTAAGAAAAATATTTTTCTAAAGTATAGTATATAAAGGCGATGATTAGAAATTGGACCGACGTAAATAACGGAAGAACCGAAGAAGAAATATACGAAAAATTTAAAGAAAATATTTTTAATATCGATAAGTTTGATTATACTTTAATTTTTTCAATGTGCCGAATTTTAAGACCAAATTTTATCGAAAACAAAGAAAATTTATTTAAAACTTTACAAAAAAGGATACGAATAATCGATTGTATAATTTTTAACGATAAATACGAAGAGCTAACCAATTATAAAGAAGAAATAAAGAGGGCATTAGAAAATATTGAAGAAGGAGACGATTATCTTTTTTTATTTAAAACTTTAGAAAGATACGGTTTTAGCGCGCAGAAAAAGCGTTTTAAATATTTATATCAAAGAAGAGACGGCAATCCGCTATACGAAGAGGAGCGGCTATCTATTCTTAACAAAAATTTAAATATTTTATTAAAAAATTTAGGCTCTTTTAAGAATATTTTAAAATTTTGTTTTTTTCTTAGGAATCCGGAAATTAACAACGAAAATTACGAAGAAGAAAACCAATTCTTAAGATATATCGAGCCTCTTTGAAAACCTTAAAAAAACTTAAAAAAAAACTTAAAAAAAACTTTAAAAAACCTTAAGAAAACTTTAAAAAAAACTTTAAAAAAAAGTTTTACTGTTTATAAAAAACCTTAAGAAAACTTTAAAAAAAACTTTTAAAAATTTTTTATAGTTCGGTTTTTTTAGGTATTGGATATAATTTTAGTTTTTCTAAAAATTTTAAAGTTTTTATATTTAATAATTTTATAATTTCTTTATTTAAATTTTCTAATTCATACTGTATATTCGTCTTATCTAAATTATTAAAAATATTAATAATTTTTTTATATTCTTTATTCTTTTCATCTTTTAATATTTGATAAAATCTATTTTTTATCTCTACTATTTCGTTTTCTATCTTTTTTTGTGGTATATTTTTTACTTTTTTAAAAATAATTTTTAATGTTTCTATATTTCCGTAAATTTGATATAATACACCTAAATTACTATTAAATAATTTAATAAGTTTATCCATCGTTATTTCATCGTTTTTAAATTTACTGTAAGCGTATAATCTTTTAGCCATTTTAAAATATTTTTTATTTATTAAATAATAGAGTATATCTTCTTTTAAGGAATAATCAATATTATAGACTATTTTATTTAGAGGTCTACCATTATAATTAAATTGATATATACAACTAAATTCTAAAAATTTATTATCAATCCATTTAATAATATCTATCTTAGTCATTCCTTTATTTATCGCCTCTTTCAAAAAATATTTTTCACAATCTATTAAAACTGTATAACCTCTTAATATATCAGACGGCGACCATCTAACAATATGATAATCTAAAACATCTAATAAATAAAAATATTCTTTAATTGATATATTCTTTTTTAATTGTTTATCTATACTGTAATAATCATTTTTTGATATTATTTTTTTATTGTATAAATTTTCTAATTTTTTTTTAGATTCTACACTATTATAATTTATGATTTTGTTATTTTTTATTTCTATATTATCATCGAGTATTTTCCATTCTTCAATTTCTCCGCACTTAATTTTTGATATGTATGTAGAATTGGTATCTTCTATTTTTTTTATAATATCTTTAAATTTTTTAACTATAAAATTTAAATAATTTTCTTTACTTCTTTCATTATTTTCTACTATTTCATAACCATCATAATCTAGAGGAAATAAAACTGAACGAAATGACATCGAACCATATATGTTCAAGTTTTCGCCATCAGTAAAAGACATTTTTTTAAAAATATCAACTACCTCATCACTATAATCAATAGGAAATTCTCGGTCTTCCATCTTTATATTATATATAATTATAGTATAAAATAAAATCTAATATTTTATAATGAAAAATATCGATAAAACCAAATTAAACGAAATAAAAAAATATGCATTAGGAGATGATGATATGAACGCTATACTAGGTGATAATCTTTTTATTTTTGTGTATCCTTATTTGGATGATGTCCGACATATTGACGACGTCTTTGATAACGAAGGTCGAAGTTTAATGTTGTATTTAGTAAATAATATTAACAGCGGGCACTGGGTTTGTATGATAAAAAAAAATAATCATATCACCTACTTTGACCCTTATGGAAAACGACCAGATGATATAATTGATTTATTAGATGAAAAGAAAAAGGACGAATTAGATATGGAAACTAAAAAATTGACGGAATTATTAAAAAACAGTGGTTATATTGTCGACTATAATATTTTTCCTTATCAAAAATTAGGAGATAACATAAACACTTGTGGTAGACACTGCGCATTACGTTTATTACACCGAGATTTAAGTGATGTCCAGTATAATAATTTAATTAATAAATATACTAAAAAATATAATTTAAATATGGATGATACCGTTTCTTTGTTAATATATAATATTTTAGGAAAATAAAAAATCTAATTATAATTATATAATAATGTATAAATCATATATTTCAACAGTTGGAGAACCAGATGACAATGGAGACCCAGATATAGTGTACTATAACGCCGACATTATAAATAACACATCATTAGAACCAATAGGACCAGAAGATAAAAATGAGGTTAAATTTATAGAAACTCGTAGTGTCCCACTTATTAATAATCTATCAAATTTTGAATTTTCTATTATTAGATTTACAATGAACGGACCATCGTTGAATTTACCAATCCATATACCAACTATAGAATTAGGACAATCAGATATAAATAGAACGACATACCAGATAGGTATTAATTTTACAAAAGATTTTGATGATGCAACCGGAACGGCTCATACATTTAATCAATTCATTAAAAGACATATTAGTTATGTGTCTGAGACTACATCGTTTTATATTAATAACTTACAATTACCACTTCCACCAATCAGTCAACAAGACACAAGAGGTATTTATTATTGGATTTATACTTATGGTCATTTTTGTAAGTTAGTTAATACTACAATAGGTGATTTACTAGATGATTTTTCTACTGCATATACAGCATACCAAGCAACATTTCCCGGTCCTTGCACTAATACCATTATAATGACCGACTTTCCACAATTAGTATTTAATCAGTCAACGAATTTATTTTCTATATATTATGATGTAAGAAGCGCCGGAGGTGCTAGAACGAATTCATCCTATTTTACGTCAGCACCCGAAATATTAGAATTATCACTAAATAATAATTTATATAATCTACTGTCTAATTTTGAAGCAGAATATGTGGGGAGTCAACCAGCCTCAGAATCTAATGTATTACAAATAGTTAATAAAAATTTTACAAACTGGGTAGCCCCTCCCACCGGTTTTCCAATTGGTCCAACTCAAACTCCATCACCGGCTGGCTACTGGGTAATGACTCAGAACTATATAAGCACATCAACTTTATGGTCACCTATTTCATCTATTGTTTTTACTTCTACACTAATTCCTATATTCTCAGAACAAGTGGGTGAGCCTACGGTATTTGGAGATTCTAATAATAATTCTATATCATCTACTTCGAGTGCTTTCCAGCCTATTATAACCGACATTGCACTACCATTAAAAACAGCAGACGATTATCGTCAGTTTATAGAATATGCACCGAGTGCCGAATATAGAATGAGTGCATTTACAAAGAGCAAACAAGCGCTCTCTAATATTGATATTCAAGTATATTTTAAAAATAGACTGGATAATTCTTTATATCCAATAAAGATGACAAACTATTCAACTGTATCAATAAAAATGATGTTTAGAAAGAAAAAAAGATTATTAAATTATTAAATAAAAATATATAAAAATATTTTAAATAAAAAAGCTTTAGAAATATTTTTTATAGTCTATAGTATATAATGGCGACTAAAAAACAAGATTTAAAAATGGGAAAAATTGCAGAAGACGAAACAATACCGATATTAAATGAATATTTTAAAACTATATTTAAAAAAAATGAAAATGCGTACGGAGTTATAGATTTTTTTAACGAAGATAAGACAATTTATATAGAACTAAAAGCGAGACGACTAAAACATAATCAATATGAAACGGCAATGATAGGGCAAAATAAGATAAGATATTATAAAAATTTAAAAGATTGTGCTTGTTATTTATGTTTTAAATATATTGATGGTTTATTCATTATTAAATACGATAAAGAACTATTTAAAACGTTTAAGATGGAAACAATAAAAATAAATTTTAGACAAGATGTAGGAAAAATGGAATTTTCGGATGTGCTTTATATTCCTTATATACATTTAATAAAAATAAAAGATTAAAAAACCTTTAGAAATATTTAATATAAGATTAATAAAATAAAAAACCTTTAGAAATATTTAAATAATAATAATGATATAATTATTTAAATTAAATAAAAAGGTTTAAGAAAATTATTATATAACCTATGATATATAATGGATGATATTTTTGAATTATATAAAAAATTAAATCTCGTTCTCTCTTCTTGTTCTCTTGATGTTTCTATACAAAAAGACAAAGTCAAAAAACATCTAAATTTTTATGGCTATACAAATTGGAAAGAGAAGCCCAGATTGGATAAAAATGCATCTTGTCATCTTCTTCTTTGTGGTAAAATATCAAATATAACGGCTATAGATTTTGATGATATAGACAACCCTTTATATAAAGATTTAATAAATCTATGCGATGAACAATGCAATTTTATACAAAAAACAAGAAAAGGATATCATTATATTTTTAAATATACTGACAAATTAAAAACTTCAGTCGGTACACATATTTTAATAGATATAAGAAATGATAACTCCGTTTTAATCGTTGAACCTACACAATACGAAATAAACGACAAAATTCATAAATATTATTTTATAAAAAAACCAAAATTAGGAGATGAAATAAACGAAATATCTGACGAAATTATAGAAAAATTTATAGAATTAAAAGGATTTAAACCAAATAAACAAATTAATGAAAAAATAAAAGATATAAATAAAATATCAAATAAAGATTTAAAAAATTATACTATTAATAATAAAATAGAAGAGGAAGAAATAAAATTTATATTAGATAATATAGATATAACGAGATATGATAATTTTTCAGAATGGATAACTTTAGGGATAATATTAAAAAAATATAATATTAAAGTTGAAATTTATGAAAATTACTCGAAAAAATCAAATAAATACATAGAAAATGAACCATTTAATGTTTATCAATCTATTAAAATAAAAAACTATGATGATATTAAAATAAATACATTGTATTATTGGTTAAAAATTGATAATAATGAAAAATTTATAGAGCTTATTAATAAAAATAAAGAAGAATATAATAACACTATTAATAAAAATAAAGAAGAAAATAAAAAAATAAAAATTGAAAGAGGAAATGAAGAATATCAACAAATTAAAAATGAAATAGAAAAAAAATATTTTTTAGTTGGTTCTAAATTTTATAAAAAATTAGACAATAGGGAGGGATTTGATATTCTAAGAGAGGCGGACATAAAAATTGAATTAAAACCAAAACAAATTGAAAACTATAATGAAGAAAAGAACAAAACATCAAAAGTTGATTTTTATTCTAAATGGATTATAGATGAAAATAGATTATTTTTTGATAGAACTGATTTTATACCAAATATTAATGATTGTCCTAAAAATATCTATAATTTATTTGATGGGTTTGAAGCTGACAAATATTTATATTTAATTGAAAATTTTGATGATGATAAAATTAAAAAGAAAATAAAACCTTTTTTAAAACATATAAAATACCTAACAAACGGAGATATTAAATATTTTATTAATTGGTTAGCTCATATTATTCAAAAACCAAATATGAAAGAAGGAACAACACCATTATTTAGAGACAAAGGGCAATTTTTAAATAGTGGAGGAGGAACGGGAAAAAATTTATTTTTTGATAACTTTGGAAATAAAATCTTAGGTCCTAAATATTATTTAACTATTGGAACTAATAATGAATTATATAATTCATTCAACGAACATTTAGAAAACAAACTATTAATAACAATTGAAGAAGCTCAAGGAAAAACAAATTTTGAAAATTTTGATAGATTAAAAAGTATTATAACACAATCAAAGACTATTATAAATAGGAAAGGCATACCAAAATATACAATAAATGATTATTCGAGATATATTTTTTGTAGCAACAACGAAAACCCCATACCAATAGACAACAATGATAGACGCTTTTTTATTTATGATGTAAATTCGGAAAAACGAGGCGACGTTGAATATTTTAAAAATTTAGACAATATATTTAATGATAAAGAGGCTATAGCTTGTTTATTTAAATATTTAAAAAACTATGAAACATATGAAACACCCATTGATTATCAAATTAATAGACCTATAAATAATGCTTATGTAGAAATAAAACGAATTAATGCACCTTTAATAATTAAATGGTTAATTTCAATGATAAAAAAAAATGAAAAGAAGAAGATAGAAAAATATGATAATATTAAATTATCCGAACTATATGCGGATTTTTATGAATGGATAGACGAAACTAGAAACAAAAAATCAGAGATGACGCTAAATAATTTTTCGAGGTTTTTGACATCAGATTCTGAAATATTCACAAGTAATGAGATTAATAAATTAAAATCATCAACTATAAAAATTAAATTAAAATTAGATTTAATAAAGAAAAAGCTGGAGGAAAAGAACTATATCGATGAAAATTTGAATGATTGCCCGTTTATTGATTAAAAAAGCATTTATATATAGATATATGTTATTTACTAGTAATAAAAAATTTTTTATTACTAGTAATTATATCGTTATTATACTTTATTGAATGTAATAACGATATATTTAATAATTTTTTATTAATATCTCTATTTTTGACCTACTTTCTATATTTGTTGCTCCGCTGTATATTGTTTTAACCTTTAACATATCAAAATCTTTAAATAAATTTTTAGTATATGTATCATTATCATAACTCATTAAAAATTTACCTTTAATATTCTTTAATAAATTATATAATTCATTAATATTAATGTATTGACCTTCGTAGTAGTCTTCTCTTTTACTCATACTGTAAGGTGGATCAATATAAAAAAACGAGTTAGGACTATCATATTTTTTGATAACTTCTTTATAATCTTTATTTAAAATGATTGTATTTTCTAATCTTATCTTGTATTTATCTTGATAATCCGTATTAACTTTTGAAATTGTGGTTGGATTGCCTTTATAAGTATATAATTGACCATAGAAGCTTATTTTAGTAAGAATTAATAATCGTATAAATTTATCATATGCTGTTTTTGGTTTAAAATCAAATATTTTAATATATTTATTTTTAGTATAATTGTCATTAATAGAATCACTTATTTCATAACCGCTATATTGTTTAAATCCTTTCATCAATGTATAAATAGTTTTATCTAAATCGTTTATAATCTCTTTTTTTGATGGTATTTTATAAAAAAATAAACTACCACCTCCAAAAAATGGCTCAATATAAGTCATATCCTCGTAATTAGGTGGGAAATATTCAATTATTTTTTTTTTTAAATTATTTTTACCACCTAATCTAGCATACGGTGATCTCATAGGTTTGTATTTCATATATATATATATAATTATATATTTTAAATAATTATATATATTTATAGATTTAAGATTTTAAATATTGACGCTGTTGAGATAAAGAATGACCCATCATTTCTGCATCTTCTTTCATTTCATCTATATTATATTTACTACTTAAATATATATGACGCATCATTGATGTTCCTAGTCTTTTATTAAAAATTTTATTTAAAACTCTTGTTATACTATTTACCGAATCTAACATAGATCCATCACTATGTACTAAAAATTTAAATTCTGTATTTTTTGGCATATCAGTTATAAAATCTTTTTTATTTTTTGCTGGATTTAATGGATGGACTCGCATATATCGGTATAATATTATTTTTAATTTATCAATATTACTAACATCTATTATTTGTTGTCCGTATTTTTTTTGTGTTTTATAATTATTAAATATAAATTTATTATTTACAACATCATAATAATTTTTATTAGTGTCCATTGTGTCTTTATATCCATTAACAACATACATATTTAAAAAATCGCTGTTTCTTCTGGGTGGTATTTCAGTATATATCGACATAATAACACAATTTAAAATTTTTTCATAATGTTCTGGTGTTATCTTTTTAGCATCTATATTAAATAAATCGCATTCTTCTAATAATCGGTCTTTCATATTAAGTATTATATTCCAATCTATCCAATTGTCAGATTGTTTTTTTGTTTTATCATTTTCATTATTATTATTTTTCATATCATTAGCTATATCCATCATTTTGTCATAATAATATTTATATATAGATTTATAATTAGATTTATCTTTAAATAATGTTAGAACGGAAACAATACCAGATAAAATTGTTTTTTTTGTGTTGTCGCTGTATTTTTCCAATTTTTTTTGTATTTCGTCTTTTTCTTTTAAAAATGTGAGACTTTTAAAAGGTTGTTTATTATTCAACATAATTAAATATTTTAAATAAAGGTCGGCACTCTTAACTGATAAATTTTTTTCAGATGCCAGACGATTAACAATGTTAATCATAAAATCAGATGTTATAGATGACATTGACTATATATTATAGACTATATTTTTACTGTAAAAAACTAAATATTTTTTATAGTAATATTAAAATAAACTTATATAATTAAATTACCTCTTCTATCAATTAAAAGTCGTCTATCATATAAAGCTGATACAATAGCTGATTTTACGTCATTTAATGTTCTAAATCCGATTTGTCTTATTAAAGTTGGACCATCAATGCCCGTCATATTTGTTAAAAATTGGTTTATTTCTGGTTGTGTTAAACCTCGAATTTCTAGTTCAGTGCTTCTTTTTGTATAAGTAGGGTCTACGACATTAATAAGTTGTTGAGCCGACGGCGTTGGTGGTAAAATTGGTGGCTGTGGTGGTGGAACTGGTGGAGGTGGAACATATGGTGTAACTGGTGGAACTGGTGGAACTGGTGGAGGTATAAGTCCCATATCTCTGATTCTTTTTTGCTCTTCATCTATAACATTTTGTTGACTTTTTCTTATTTTTGATTCTACTTTCGTCATATCAACTTTATTTAATTGAAGAGAAGTCAATAGAGCTTTAGATATTTGTTTTCTGTTTCTTTCAGTATCTCCTATAGCATTTCTATTTTCTTTTATATATTTTATTAATTTTTCAATAACTACAATAGAAGATGATAAATTTTTAGATATTACATCAGAATAACCGTTTCTTATATCATTAAATTCGTCTTCTAGTTTTGCTATAGTATAATTATCGCTAATTGAACCACTAGATCCCATTTTTTCTATAATTAGTTTAAATCTATTTTTTGCTAGTGCTTTTGTTTCGTCTTCTGATGATGATGCTTCTAATTGACGATTAAATACTGTTAATTTTTCTATATAATTATCAAAAGTATCTATATTTTTAAATTTCCAAATATTAACTACAATAAAATTTTTAAACTTTAAGACATCATTAAAAAAATCAAATCCGACATCATTATTATACGTTCTAACCATTAAAGAATCTAATAACATATCACCAAATGTTATCTGAGCATCTTCATCTGATATTATATTTTCTCTTCTCACATCTACTGATGTATCTCCGCTATTATATTTTTCAAAATTACTACTTAGTCTTTCTAAAATTCGCTTTCTCGTTTTTTCTCTGTCTTCATCACTTAATCTTATACCATTACCAAACACTTGTTGTTGTGGTTTATTTACTTCATCTTTATTAGAAAAAAAGACTTGTCCACTTCTAGCTATTGGTTCTATTCTAGTAAATGGTATTTTTAAAAGATTAGATTTCGATGATATTGTTGATTTTATTTTTTCTAATGCGTAATTATTCGCCTCAGTTCTTTTTGAAGAATGATAGTCCATTATATATATATTTTAGGTTATAAAAAATTTATATAATTATTTATATATTTAATAAAGACCCTCTTTTTTCACTATTTTTGACGCTTCAATCATAGAGACACCGCGTTCATTCATTACTTTTTTTACTATCATCGCTCTTTGATTTATTCTTTTTGGTTTTCCATATCCTAATGCACCGAGTGCAACACTTATTGGTGCAGCTTCTGGTCCAAATAAAGGCGCCACATATTTTGCCGTAGTCGCCATAGGTGTTAAAACTTGAGCGTTTAATTTTTTAAATCCTTTTTTAAGGTGTTGTGGATTAAACCCTCGTTTAAGTTCATCCATAAATCTATTTCCTCCTTCGTAATTGTCAGCGTAGTCATTCTTTCCAGCACCTATTCCTCTGTATCTGACGGGTCTATGAACAAATCCACCATTTACTTCAGATGAACGGTTAGCTGCTAGGTCATATTTTGTTGTTAGTAATGATTGAGATGGAGAACGAGGAACGCTTCTTTCAGAGAATGGATTAATCATTCCACCTTGATAACTATCAGCATATTCGCCCATACCATAAAAATAGTCGTTATCAATCAATATTTTTTTTAATTTTTTTCTATTCGCCATTAATATATATAATAGATAATATAAAATAATATAAAATTTATATATATTTTTTTATAATTTTATTATATATATGAAATTAAACAACGCATTTTTTGGAAATGGTGTTAGACCAAGTGATAAAGATTTTTTTGCTATATCTAAATATCAATATAGTAAGAAAGGAGTTGACCCTATAAAAAATTATAAATTAGTATATGATTCGGACACAGTAAAAGCATATTTAGATGAATCAGATGATACTATTATTTTATCAGTTAGAGGAACAACATCAAAAGAAGATGTCAAAGCGGACGCTTCAATAGCAGTCAATCGTTTAAAATATAGTACTAGATATGCGAGAGATAAACAAATTATAGAACAAATCGCCACAATGTTTCCATATGATAAATATGATTATTACTTAACCGGACATTCGTTAGGCGGTGCATTGATTAATCAATTAAAAAGAGATTTTAAATGGTTGAAAGATTCAGTCCAATTCAATCCAGCTTTTCAACCATATGATTTAATCTCTCAGCAATCTAATGAAAATAAAAGATATTATACACCAGATGATCCTCTGTATAATTTCGGAGGGCGATTATTTTCTGGAAATATTATGGTCAAAACTGAGAAACCAACATTGAAAATGCCATCTAATATTTTATCTGACTCGTTTAATTATTATCAAGGACACTCATTGGATAATTTTGATAACGTTCTGGGTAGTGGTTATGTTATGAACATAGGTGATTTTATCAAGAAAATAAAAGGAACTGGAATCAATAAAATGAAAATAATTAATAAATTAGGAGATTTAAATGTTGCA